CCTTGATAAGATCCGCATTAAGAGTTCCGGTCGTGATAAAATCTGCAACGATCTCGCCGTTTGCCGTCATCGCGAGTCCATACGGTCCTGCATATCCGGTTGACGAATAGCCGAGCCCCGCCTGGTTCCATCTCCACACCTTGACCGCAAGCGCGATGTCCGGATTGTCCATGATTAGGATCTCGTCAGGCTTTCCGTCTCCGTTGGAGTCATGAAGCACCACATAGCCGCCGAGGTTTCCTGTAATAAGCTCAGTGGCCTGGTCAATGGCCTGCTGCATGACTGTTGTGCTCGGCTTTTCGTTAATAGCTTTCTGTGCTGCCACGATCGTGTCGGCGATATTCGCAGAAGCATCTCCGAAGGATGTCGAGATATATCTTTCTTCGATAACATCCCAGACGGTCTCGATGCACTTGGCCGTGACCGCTATGTTCAAAGGCTCAAAATAAATGCTTACAGTGTCACCAAGATCAACACGTTCGCTCAATTCTTTGAGCTGCACAAAATTGAGCTTGATGCTATTCTTGAACGTCAAAAAATTGTTCTTGCTGATATAATCTGACGCCAGGGCTGCCAGTTGCGTAGCTATCGGAGTCGCGCTTTCCGGATCTACAGAAGGCGAGAAGTCGACTGCGAGCTCTCTGGTAATGCCAGTTAGTCCCGTCGACACCGCTGCGCCGGATGTTATCGTGCCATCCTGAGCCTTATAATACGGAATGATCGCGCTGACGAGGTTAGTCATATCAATTTCTTGAGATAGCTGTGTGAGATTCTTTCCGTATCGGATCGTCACGCCTCTGTTTTGACCTCTTGCCGCCTTAAACTCGGCCGAGAAGTTGTCATATTTCCATTCACCCGGACCGTAAACATCGAGGATGCTTCCCTGCTTTCCTCCGAACCATGACTTAATAGATGAAGGCTCTGATATGTTAAAAGCAGCATTGACCGATTTGTCCGTTGTAATCGTGAAATTCCCCGCCTGACCTGTAAGCAAAAGACAGGCAGCGGTGCATGATGCAGCGGTTCCGGAAGTGATGACCTTATCACTGAGTAGGTAAGAATTGTGTCGAGCATTTACAGTAAAACGGCCGTTTATGTTCTTCCCGACCTTGTAGATCTGGAAGAGCTGCGGATCGTCTGTGTAATTAGGTTTAGCCTTGAGAAAAGCTGTGGGAACGATCTCGGAAGCATGTGCGCCGTTCGCGGCGAATTCCATTTCGAGCTCATATTCATTGTTTAGCTGTTCTTTAACCCGGCATGATAAACAATCGGAGAGAACGCCCACACCGTAATGTGCCGGAACGGTCCCCTCCGTAATTGTAGAATAAAGAATAGGCTTCATAGTTTACCTCTTAAATCGTGTAATATCTCGGGACCACAGTGACCTTCGTCGGAGCTCCTGTGATTCCGACGGTGTTTTCTCCCGGTAAAATGTTCGGGAAGTCCCCGCTGATGTCTGAATTCTTGTTCTCTGTTGCAAGTCTGTAAGCGTTCATCGTTTCACAGTCGATGTTGACGTAATCTGTGACCGTCGCCGTGATGGTTTTCCCGCCGATAGACACAGAGATCGCTCCAGAGCCCTCTATATGGATGAGTGGCTTGGATGAGAACCTTGTCGGGTTCCACATTTTCGTTCCGTTGCTGACGGTCTTCTCTATTTCTCCGGTCTTGAAAAATCTCTCAGGTCTGCAAGTGAATTTGAGATCAGCCTCGCCACACTGAATCATCTTGTTCGAGAATTCAGTGCCGCCGCTGAAATATGCAAGTCGAAAGATCTCAGGCTCGAAGCTGTCCTCGAGTCTTTGATAGCCTGCCTTTGAATTAAGCCAGGACATGAACCAGTTGACCGTCTCATAAAGGTCCTTGATGTTCGGAGTCAACCAAACCCGATAGGTTCTGACCGTGTCCTCATAAGCGTCCTGCTGAAATAAGATCGCGCCGTTCCTTCCCGGAACGCTCACGCTCTCGAACTTCCTAACAGGACGATCAAAAGCAGGAGCCTCGGAGACCACCATGCCATAGTCTTCCGAGGACTCGCCGCCATATATCAGCAAGCCCTGCTTGTTGATACCATTGTGAAAAACTTTAGGCATAGACAGCTCCCTTCCTTGCGGTCATAGCTTCGAGCTTCTCCGCTATGACGTTGGCCAGGCTGTTGACGTCCTGACCTTCTGCAGCGTAGACGTTGATCGTCACGGCTCCGCCGTTGTAGTTGGTAGTAGGGCCTCCGAGCGCATCGCCTGATGTATGTGCTGACACATCTGCAGTCATGGAAGCAGTCAGGCCGTTCATGTCGGTCATCATGTCCTTCTTGACGTCATCAACGACATCGCCGAAACCTAAACCGATCGAAAGGCCGAGGTTCTGACCGATCTGTTCGCGCCAGATCTTTGAAGGACTGTGTATTCCAAAGACTCCCTTGATGGCTTTGGTGATCGCGGAGCCCATGCCCTTGATTTTGTCTTTGATCCAGTTGATCTTGTCAGAGATGCCGTTCCAAAGTCCCGCGATGAGGTCCTTGCCTATCGAGAGGGCTTTGCCTGGGAGCTCTTTAATCTTCGTAATGATGTCAGACACGAACCCGCCGATCTTGCCGAGTGTGTTCGAGAACCACGTTTTGATGCTGTTTGCAAGATTAGAGCCGAAGGTTTTGACCTTGTCCACGATGTTCGCGATTCCGTCGGCCACCTTCGGGACGATCCACTCGAGAAATGAGGCCATGAGGTTAACCAGATTAGAGAACACACCCTTGACGAGCGCGGGGATCTTGGTGAGCGCCTTGCCGATGGCTACGGCGATGGCTCCGACCAGAGTGAGCGCTGCATTTATCAGAGTTGTGACGTTCTTCTCATCTGTGAGAGCTATAGCCAGTTGGCTGATAACCTCGACGATAGCCGGAAGAAGAACCGGAAGGACCATCGAGATAGAATCTGCTATCTGACTGACCAGTGCGACCAGGCCGCTGACCATCTTCGAAACGTTATCGCCCGAGGACAGCCACGTCACTATGCTCATAACGAGCTGCGTCAGGCCGTCGATAATGATAGGAAGCGCCTGCATCACCGCAGAAAGGGCGCCCTGTATTCCCGAAATTATGACCGGCATGAGCTGCGGGATCATGGAGCTCACTGTGACAATGGCCTGAGTCATTACCGAGAAGATCGAGCTCACCAGCGACGGCAACATAGGCGCGAAGCCTGAGATCAGACTGTTTATCAGTGTTGTCGCTATTGACATGAACTGCGGCGCCATCTTTTGGATGTTGTTGATAACGGACTGCAGTCCGGCTCTGATCTCTTCAACACCCCCGTTCCCACTGAACACCTTAGACAGTCCCGTCATAACGGAACTGATGCCAGGAAGGAACTGACTCATGATGTTGTTCTTGACTCCGGTGAGTGCAGTCTTCATGTTCTGCATCTCATCCTGATAGTTGGCGGCTGCTTTGATGGCATCGTCGGACATCACTCCGCCAAGATCGTGGACCTGCTGCTTGAGCGCATCGGTCTCATCCGCCGACATATTGAACAAAGCGCCGAGCTCCGTCGCGCCCTTTCCTAAGAGCTTGGAAGCGAGAGCTGTGCGTTCTGTTTCATTCTTTACGTTTTGGAGAGCGGAGATGGTTTTCCCGAAGAGTTCCTCCTGGCTCATGTTAGCGATGTCCTGCTGGCTTATGCCGAGCTTGTCAAACGCATCGCTCCCTTTAACGGCTGCGTTGGCCAGTGTCTTCATGGACGGCTTGAGCGACTCGATAGACGTGCCGCAGTGCTGCATTACGAAGTCCCATTCCTGATAGGCTTTTGTAGATATGCCCATCTTCTGGCTCATCTTGTCGATGTTGTCACCGTATTGAGCTGTCGAGTTGGCTGCATTGATGAAAGCCTTCCCTGTTGCAATGGCTCCGGCTGTTGCCGCAGTCATGGCAGCGCCGATGACCGCCGCCGTTGCTTTAAGACCTTTAGCCAGGCGTTCACCTAAATGTTTGCCCGACTTTTCTCCGGTCTCCTTCGCTGCGGGCTCTACAATCGCGCCCATCTCGGTGGCGATGGTCTTCTGCGAGCCCTCCATTGACGGGACTATCGTGACGTATGCCTTTGCGACTTCAATGTGCTTGCCGTCAGCCATGTCCTTGTCTCTCCTTTATCCATTCGCGGAGCTGATAGTAAGGCATCGCGCCCTTTCCGATCCGCTTTGTATCTTTATCCCTTCCCGGTCTCGGGTAGGGCTTGATTTTCTTGGGTTTATTGCCACCCAGCGTGCAAAGATCGCGATGGATGACTTGAAGAAGGTCGTAAATATCTGCCAGGATTGCGTTCGTTTTGAGTGTGCTTTCCCAGCCTGTCGACTTCCCCATATCTCGGGCCAGAGCGCTGTCTGTTCCGAGGTTCCTTATAAACGAAGAAAGGGCAGACCACGAAAGTCTGCCCCCTACATCGTCCAATGTGTAACCTGTCCGAGTTAGGAGATCATAATTTACCGCCCCGGCGTGATCGTCAATCAACCCCGCGAGGCCGAAGATTCCCCCGTTTCAGTTTCCTCTCCGTTGTTAGCTTTTGACCAGATCGTAAAGATCTCCTTGACGTCTGCCAAAGTCATCTCGTTCACGATGTCGCCCATGTACTTCTCAAGGAAGTCGCCCATCGTGTCGAGCATCTCATCCTCGGGGAGTTTGGTGATCTTCATGAGCTTGCGCACTTCTTTGAACTTGAGTGTATTAACAAGCGGAAGGTTGTAGGTTTTGCCTTCGATCTCAAGAGTGAGGAAGGCTCTGTCTTTTTTGGTAAGTGAGTATTTAGGCATGGTTTTATCTCCTTATCTATTAGGATGAGAGCTGACCGTCGTCAACGGCGAACGTCCAGACGCCGTCGATAGTAGCTTCCCAGGTAGCACCTTCAGAAGGTGAGAAGGCAACGTCACCGATCTCGGTGATGAGTCCGTTTTCTGTTCCGAGCATAGCGAGCTTGTCGCCGTCCTTCATGAGGAAGAGGTAAGCTGCAGGCTCCGCAGAAACATCGGGAGCGATCTCAACGCTGTCAACATTACCGTGCTGCGAAGATGCGGCGGTGTGTGTTACGTTTCCAGAGCCGAAGAGAGTCTCGAGCACCTTCTTGGTTGTATACATAATGGGTGCTGTGACCTTTCCGTTCTCGGTGTTGATCTTTCTCTCAGCTACGAGCGCCCAGTTCCTCAGAACGTCGCCGGAAGGAAGAGAGAAAGTGATGCCGTCTTCTGTAATAGCGCCGACTTCTGCCCAATCTGCTCCGAGAGAAGCACCGGGAGTTGTCGGGAGCGATGTGCCTTTCGGAGCTGTGAAGAACATTCCTGTCGCACGGCCCGCGCCGATCAATACGTTAGACATATCTGTTTCTCCTTTTCATTAAGATTCTGGAATAGTGACCGCTTGACGGTGTGCGGTTATAAGAACCAACGCCGTGCAAAGTTTTAAGTCCGGTCTCACTGGATCGGTCGACCAGCTTGCCAGACTGTTAAGTGACACATGTCTCAAGGCTCCGAACTGTTCCTCGGCTCTTACTTGAAGAACTCCAAGAACATCCCGCATCACATCGCTCGCTTCCTCATCGGTTTCTGCCCTCACCGAGAGCCTGACCTGGAACGTGTCGATCTGATCCCTCGAGCTTCCGCCCGTCTGCTCAATGAGCACGTTAGGAAGTCCGTATTCTTCGGGGAGCGGTCTGTTATAGGCTTCAAAAAACTCAGCCAATGCCAGACGGACCTCGGTCTCGATGTCGACCTGTTTCAAAATGTTCATGTTATGGCCCTCGTTAGTATCGTATCCTCCGATTCGGCTGCAGATGCGTACTGATCCGCCGTTGATACGAACCCGATCCAACGACCGCCACCGTAACCTCCGACTTGAACGTTTGACTTGATGCCTTCGTTCGCGTCGACATTGTCAGGGCTCACGGCCGCATAGTTTGCGACCGCTTTGTCTCTGATCTGGTCTGTGGTCTGTTGAACAAGTTCGCGACATTCCTCAGACAGTAATATCTGACGGAAGCCTTCTGAATTGAAAACAAGGCGAGTCT